CACCAGTATTTGCGTCATAGACAAGTTTGTTTCTATAACGCATCATAACATCACGAAGATATTGTTCTGCTTTAATCTTAGGCAGATTACCAACATCAATATAGAAAATTCTTCTTTCTGGTGCTCTTGAAAGTCTATAAATGACAAGCGAATCTTCAATCATCATCAATTGATTGATTGGTTTGATTGCTTTATGCAACCAAGAGAGAGTCAGACCTTTATTTCTATCTACAAGACCAGAAGTACAATAAGTAACTGAATCTCTTGTCAGTTTAATACCTTTTTGAGTACTTCCTGCATAACCAGACCCTGTAGAACTACCAGGAGTATAGATAAAGAATTCTTCAATCTCTGGAAAATTGTTAGGTAGTTCGTTAGGACCACCAAGTCTATTTGCAGAACCGTCGTTTTCCGTCTTTTTTAATTTACGAACATATTTAATCTTAGATGCATCAATATATCTTAGTTCTTTGATACCATCTTGAGGATTCTTTTGATCAATTACTTTATTGTAATAAAGTCTTCCGTCAATATACCAATTTCTAAAAATTTCATGTGCCTTCTTATCAAAATCAAGAAGTTCGAGAATATATCTAAACTCTTCTCTTACAATCTTTTTAATATTATCACTAGCATTCAAATTAGACAATTCAATTTGAACTGGCGTATCATTAGTGTCTGATACAATTGCTTCATTAACAATATCTTCAATTGCACTATCACACTCAGGATAGAGTGCCATAGTTCTATATCTTCTAATTAAATCAGTCTCATTTCTATAGACACCTTCAATATCTACATAACTACCAAAAAAACCACTACTGACGTAGTGTTCCGATCCATCTTGGTTTGAAGGTGGAATCGGAGATACTACGCCAGGTGGTGTCTTATCATTATCTTCAATTGAGAAACCAAATAATCTCGCCATTGATATATTTTACTAGAAGTGTCCTTCTAGTTATTTATCACTGAATAAGAACTTCGTTAGGATTAGAACCTGAAGACTCAAGTGAATTACCGATTGTGTAGTACTGAACGTCGAATGTAACGTCAAACTCTTCAAGGGTATCACCATTGTCATAGCTCAATGAAATCTCACCAATCGTTGTTGGGAAGATATCGAAGAACTTATAGGTTCTCAGTACAGCTGATTGACCACCCTCGTTGGTGGTTGCAAATCTCTCAGCACCTCTACCTAACTGTTGAACATATGCATCAGTCATGTAAGATGATGGATTGGTTACACCAGTTGCATCATCAAGTTTACTGATAACATTTGCCCATCTTTCGAAAGCAGTTCTAAGTTGGAAGTCCTCATCATTGATGATCGTGACTGTCCATGGATCGAAAGTTCTATCTCCTGCAACTTTCAGATTTCTACCTCTGAAAGGAACATTAAAAGATGCTGTATTTGAAGCTGGAAGAACCGCAGCCTTACAAAGGAACTTAAAAGTTCCATTTTCTGACTGATCTCCACTTCCCCATGCATCAGAAACTGCTGATGGGAAAGTAGGAATTGATACTTCAAATAGATTGGGGCGGGCCCCTCCACCCGCCAGTCTCGATTTAAATTGTGAAAGGGTTTTTGTGTCTGCCATTAGTTGATCCTCCTTTTATTATTTAATATAATCAAACAGTACCAACATATTCCTGGAAATCAACACCAGTTCTGGTGGCAACGAATGTCAGGGTAATGTAGTTGATAGACTTGGCTGGTTTCAGGAAGATATCTGCTCTGAACTCATTGTTGTCAATGACATCAGGAGTATTGTTTGTTTCGTCACAAACTACCAAGAAGTCATAGATACCTCTCTTTGCCTGAACATCACGAAGATATGGTTCAACGATGTTCACAAAGTTAGCTCTTGTGTTTGCATCATTGAGTTCGAACAGTTGGGAATTAGCAGCACCCTCAAGTGCCTGTTCAACTGTCAAGAACAGTCTTCTAACGTTGATTCTATCAAATGCAGATGCATAAGCAAGTCCAGTCTTATCACCGTAAAGTACAACACCGGCACCCTTTTGAGTGATAATAGAGTTGACTCTTGCAGAGTAAAGTAAATCTCTCTGTGCCTTGGTTGGATTGTATGCAAGTTTTACTGCATTGTTGATAACACCTCTCTGGAGACCAGCAGGTGAGAACCATGGATACGACTCAATACTTGTTCTTACCATCAGACCAGCTACATCACCATTTGTTGGGATGTATCTGAAGGTGTTATTGAATCTATCAAATGTATACTTATAACCACTGTCAAATACTGCATAAGATGATGAAGTGAGTGGGCTATAGTATTGGAGAATATTATTAGTTTGAGTTGCCGAACTTGTGACATTCACAACATCTTCTCTATGTGGAGAGATAACAGCAATACAATCCTTTCTCGAATCAGCGATTGAGATCAGATAATTTGCTTTCGCTTGAGACTGACTTTCTACAGGAAGACCTGCACCCATGAGGAGATAGTCAATACTTACCTCATCCTTATTAGCAAAATAACCATATGCAGTAATTACATCAGATAACTGAGCACCCATTCCACCACTCGCAGTGTAATCAACACCACCAGTTAAGGTATAAGTGTTATTACCGAGAGTTGAGAACTTGATTCCCTGTGCCTCTTGTCCCCAGAGACCTTCAGCTACAGTATATGGAGTGAATGATCCAGAGAATCCTGATGCTGTTGGAATAGTATTCCAATAAGTATCTTCAGCCTGTGAAGGATTATATCCTGCAAACAGATACTTAGAATTCAGTGCAATGTAATCTTTGTAGTAAATCTTGGTTGGATTGTCTCCATTCGCAGTTGCATCACTAGCCTTGGACAGACTTAAGAACTTCTCAAGAATACTACCTTGTACTCCACTAACATCACCGTTGTCATCAACAACAACTACGTGGATCGCATCGTTTTCACCATTTCTTTCAGTAACATATCTGTTAGAAACAGGTCTTGGTGCAATAGACTTCCAGTATACTGTTGAATTAGTAAGACCCAAAGTCTGTTCATCATACCAATCACTTACAGATCCTGCGGTTACTGTAGCAGTAGCAATACCACTGTTATTAGTGATCGACAGAGAATCTGATTCAGCAAATGATGCTGCCGTATTGTATTGTTGATAATCTACAGAAACTGATGTACCAGCAACCGATGTCAATGATTGATAAGTGACTGCAGTTCCAACTGTAGGAAGTGAAGCAGCAATACCAGTAGCAAGTGTAATTGAAGTTGAACCGTATCCAGTAATTCGAATAGAACCATTTCCTGGAGACAGGAAGTAGTTGCCAGTTTCAATACCTGAAGTGCTATTTACAAAAATCGTTGTTGCAGAAGCTGCAGCAGCTGCTGATGTTGTTGTAACACCGATATTTGTATAAGTGTCAGTAGATGGATATACTCTCGAAAGAACCTTAACTTCAATGGAACTAGATCCATTGACGGCATCAGTAGTAACACCAGTAATGATTCCTTTCAGACTTCCAGTGAATGAATTGAGAGCACCTGCACCAGGAATTGAAATTGAAGTTCTTGCTGTAGAAACTCCATAACCGACGACCAGATTCAGTGCACCTGGGTTAGTTGAAGCAATACTGATTTTTTGATCTGACTTATCATCAATAGTACAGACCTTAAGATTGTTTGTCCATGAACCTGGATTTCTTGCTGCCCAGTAAAAATCTGTTGCAGTAGAATGATTCAGTTCATATTCGTCGTAATTATCGATTACAATTCCACCTGCGGTTGATGCAATACCAACACCAGCATGAGCATTCTTAATTGAATTACCTTTTACTCTGACAACCTTTAGAATTCCACCATATGAGAGGAATGAACTTGCGGTCATCCAGGTCTCATACTGATTGTCAGCATCCTGTGGCTTTCCAAAAGTATCCAGGAATTGTTGTTGTGTCTCGATTGTAATTGGTTCATTTACAGGTCCCATTGGAAAGGGTCCAGCAATAGCACCAATGTTGTCAAGAACATTTTCTGCTCTTCCAACAGTTAAGTCAACTTCCCTGACTAATACTCCTGGAGATAATTGAGGAGTAGCCATGTTTTTCTCTCTCCTAAGGTCTCAGTTTAACTAAAAATATTTAGGATTTTGACTGTTTTGAGAGGGAAAACATGGTAGTAAACATCACCAGTCAGGATATTCCCATTTATATATTGGAGATTTATTCTTCCTTCTTTCTATTACTGCCTTTATAGTACACTCCTTACAAATATATGAATACGAAGATGGAACTGCTCCTCTATTCTTTCTTGTTCTGTAAAATCCTTCGACTAAGTTTTTTACCTCATCACAAACTTTACATCTCCTGTCATTGAGGAGTAAGTGATTAAGTTCAAACTGTTCATCAAAGTCCATTAATAGTTAGTCCATAGTTCCCAACCACCACCGTTTGTTCCATATTCATCATATCGATTATTTCCCGTATACCATCTATCTCCATCTGCATCAACAAATGTCGTATCATCTAATCCGTCATTTAAAAACCCAAATGGTGCCATGTCTTGTTCGATCTGATTCTTCTGTTCTTCATATAATCTCTTGCGAACATCCTGATCAGTAAGTTCCTTAAAGTAGTCTTGTGCTACCAACCAAGCATAAATGACAAGACACATTGCAAGGTCATCATTACATCCTTCTTCTGCCTCAAATGAATTACTTTTTGAAATAAAAGTAGTAAGTTCCGAAATGATTTCATAATCGGAAATCAACAATTTGTCCTCTTCAATCATGGTCTTAAGATTAAGAGATCCAATCTTCTTTACTGTCTTAGACATCTTGACACCTAATTGTGTCTTGTTACCAGAAAAACCTTGTCCTACAATCTGACCTGCTCTACCTCTCATAGAACACATTAAAAGGTTTTGATACTCTAGATCATATTGAAGAATAGATGCAACCTGATCACCAATATCATTGACTTCACATAGAATAAATGCACTATTATATGACTTTGCTATCTCCCAAATAATATTTGGAAATAACATAGGTTTGATATCATTATTACGATATTTTGCTACTACTTTGTGAGGAAAAGATGTGATGTCAGTGACAA